AATCTCCGAATGAGAGGGGCGCGGGTCTAGGGAATAGGGCCTTCCAGACTTTCGACCCGCCCCCCCCCTTGAGGGTTTGAGGGGTCAGGCCTCGGGTGCGTCTTCGTCGACCTCGACCACGACGTTGGTGCCGCTGACCAGACCGGCGAGGTTAAACAGCCATGTGGCAACCGTCATTCGGAGGCCGAGCATCCTAGGCACCCTGATGCCAATGCGGATCGACCGGATAAGCTCACTGCCATCGATCGTGATCTCACCTGCATCTTTTGCCATGGTCACAACCGAGCCTGCGCTCGCTCCTCTTTCTGCTTCTCGCTGTCGTGGTAGGCTTTGCTCACCGTCTCGATGTTGTCCTCATCCCAGAACAGGACAGGGTCACCGCGATGAGGGATCTTGTGGTCAGCGACCGGGCTATTCGGAGCGGGATGCTTGCCGATCAGGAGAACGCCAGTCTTCTGGCAGATGTAGTTGTCACGGACATGCACACGAATTTTGAGCTTCTGCCACCGTGCGGTCTTGTACCAGCCGCGCCATTCAACGTTCTGGTCACGTTCGCGCAACCGGGCTTGTTCGTCACCAGGCGCTCTTCCGAGACGAGGAGCAAGCGTCGAAAGCTTGGGCTTCAATGTCTTGAGCCTGCCCACGATACCGCCTCGGACCCCGGAAACGCGAAACCCGCCGAGCGTTTCCGCCAGCGGGTTCGAATGTGATCTTTTTCACTGTGCACAAGATGCACCAAATCTGTTGCGCACGTCAATCTGTCAGATAGAATTTATTCGGCTGCTATATCAACGGCTTTACTATATACCTCGCGTTTTCTGATGGTCGACCAGGGCTGCATGTTTGGGTGAAAAGGCAGCAGATCATGCCCTTGCAAACGTCCTGCAAGAGAGTCGCGGAGTTCGGAAAGCGCCGACTGCCAGATCTGCCACTCCATGCGGGAGACGATGGCGGCACGAAGTGGCTGTTTCAACCGATACTTCCTATAGGCTCCTTTTACGGGCCGATGCCTCCGCTGATCGAAGCCGTTGTCCTCGTATTCGATCACACGGCCTAGGCGATCCTTGCACTTGCGCTTTACGAACCACGCTGGCTTGCCTGCGTTCATGACCATGACGGCACGAGGCTCTTCGGCGGACCAATCCGGACCACGCCTGAGAACGGCCGCACTCGTGACGAGGGTTGCAACGTGCCTCCCGTTGATGCGGCCGCCTCGCTCACGATGATATCGTGCGACACTTTCGACTTCTTCCCGGATCAGGCCGTGTTCGTCTTCCCATTCTGGGAAGGGGTCCCAGCCGTCGCCGATATCGAGATCGCGATCATCCAGATCGCGAATGGCTGCGCCGACTATCAGCGCATCAGGGTGCGGCTCACCTTCCCAAACATATCCCGAGATCACGCCGTAGACGTTCGGAGACTTGTCGACCATCGTCCCCAACGTGATCACGTCCGATAGGATGCCCCATGTCGACGGCGCCGCGCTCGGCACGCCGCATTCCGATGTCCCGACCTTCGGCAGTTCCATCGTAAAAGCCCAGGTCAACAGTTCTTCTATCGATATCTTCTTCATGTTTGACCTTCTGACTAGTTATGTATGGTTCTGTAGGGTTTATGGTGAGTTAAATGTATAGTTTTTTCTTTAGAAATCAGAGGCTTGTATAGTTCTGCATTGTTCTTCTCCCATACATATGAACAATCCTCCCAACCTCCACACCTCCTATATGTATAGGCGCGCTAAACCCTGCATGACCCTACATCCTCATTGATTTTATTCGCTTTTCTTCCCCTTTAAACCCTACATGAGACCCTGCAGAACTGGTCAGTCATGCCGATGCCGAGAGGGGTTTCGGGGTTCTCATGGAAGGTCATCGGGCCATTCCTCGCGCGGCGGTGGGCGGTTCTCGTCTGGAGTGGAAGCCTTTGATGACGGGAGGTTTACGAGCCGAATGCCGAGATAGACGACGCCGCGATCGGTACGCTCCTTGCGGAACTTCTTGCCCATGATCTTGCCAAATGCCGTGTTGCTCATGGGCTTGCCGCCCTGGTCGACGGTATCGTCGACATACCACTGATAGAGCACCTTGCCCTCCAGGGGATCGGCCTTGTCGTCCTTGACGATACATCGCATGACGAAGCCGGCCGTCCGGTCCATCTCGTCGCGGTATTCCTGTGTGGCGTGCTCCACCGCCTTGGGGATCACCAGACCCTCTTTCAGGAAGATGTGCACGCCCTCAATCAGCCAGTTGAGGATGCCAGGATATTCAGGCTCGAAGGATGAGACGATCTCCTCAAATTCGCGCCTATCCTCCTTCGCAATCTTGTTCGGCCAGTGCACTACGGCCATGCGCCGCCAGATACCGTCATCCGTCCCAGTGATGCGGGGATAGCCGTTCCCACTCATGATCGCGATGAAGATCGGCAAAAAGTCCGTGTATCCGGAAAAGAGGTCGCGCGCGGTGATCGTCTCGCCGCCTGTCAGCTCCTTCACGAGGTTTTCGCGAAGATCCTCACCCTCTGGCAACTCCTTCACTCGCAGGAGCCTGCGACCGTAGAGGCGGGCAAGGTCCGGGCTGGCGCTTCCTGATCCTCCTCCCTCGCCAATGAGGCTGGTGGCCGGCAGTGTGACGGACACGTCGCCGAGGAGCCGGCAGAGCGTCTCCATATAGACTGACTTGCCGTTCGCGCCGTCGCCATAATGGAAGAAGAGATATTGAACCGTGATGCCAAGCAGACCGAGACCGGAGCTCACCTGCACCAGTCGCCGAACTTCCGGATCCGGAAGCTTGCTTTCAAGGAAGATCATCCATTTCGGGCATTTGGCATCAGGCCTGTATGTCACGGGCACGATATGGGTGATCATATCCTGTCGTCGGTGTCCGGGGATCACCTCAAGAGCCGTGTCAACGCAGAAGTCGATATACTCGGGAGCGTCCGGCGTCTCGGCCGGGCTCTTATGTCTGACATTTCGCCTGCGCTCCGTCTTTCGGCTGAAACGCAATGTCGCGTTCTTGGTAGCCACCATCATGCGGTCTGCATTGAAATCGTTCGGGGCCTTCATGATGTGTGGCGCAAGGCAATCCAGCGCGGCCCGCATCTTGGCTATGTTCTTTGACGTCACGGCATGATCTAGCCTACGCTGGACACGCTTTAGGTGCTTCTCCTTGGCTTTGTCTGCAGCCAATATCAGACGCTTATCCTCCGGCGACCTCTCGTTTTCTGGCTTCTTCATCGCCTCTTCGGCGCGCTCCATCAGCAGCTTTTCGAAACCGCTCGGGACGATATACGCTGACTCGGCCGCGATCCGGTCACCGAGGCGCTGGGCTATGGCGAGCGCTTTTGGTCCGCCATTGGCAACATCCCAATGAGACCCGGTCCAGACGGAAAACATCGGCGTCTTCGCTTTTTCTTGGGCTACCACAATGATGTCGGTTCCGAAGTGGACGAGCATCCTCTTCCCGTTGTCCGTGTCGGAGTGGTCGAATTCCGCACAATACTGCACAGCCGCATCCTCCGGAACGATGTCCGTCGTGATGTGTGGAGGCGGCTCGTCCGAAGGACCAAGCGGGGTTTCGGGGTTTTGCCCCGCGCGCTGCTCCGCCGCCTCGGCCATCTTTTGCGCCACCGCCTCCGGCAGCTCGATCTTCTTTTTCTTTCCTGCCACGTTCAGCCCGCCATCAGTTTTGAGAAATCCATTCCATGCGGCGGCCACCAGGTCTCGATCGACCGCCCCTCTCGTGAAAGCCGCGTTTCGGCGCGCGCCATGCAGGACGCGGTGAACACCGGCTCGCTGTCGCCATCAGCGATCAGGATCAGTTCGTCGACGTGATCCGCCACCTGCATTGCGTCATCCGGCCCCTGGTCGGGATGCGGAACCGGCCCCTGTACCCGGACGGCACGGATGCGCCCTGCCTTGTCCTGATAGGTTTCGTGCGGATGGGGAAAAGCAGATTTCGGATCGGCCGCGCCGGCAAGATTGCCGATGTCGCCGGCTGCGAAATAGAAGGTGTCCGGCCGGAAGTCCTCCGCGCCGGCGATCGATAGGCCGTTCTCGATTCCCTCGCCGCCGACCCATCGACGGGACGCCATCAGGCCGAAGAGCGGGATCAACCCGCCCTTCTTCGTGCCCCGCATCTTCTTCGAAGGCCGCAGCTTTCCCTTCTCGTCGAGGCCGAGATCGGCGCGGAACTTCGGCCCATTGCGAAGGTCGATCCATGTCTGGTGGCAACCGATGATGCGGCCGTCGAGGTTGACGAATGGCGCCACCTGGGCCGGTCCGGAATAGATGCAGAGCGGGTTGCCTCGATCGTCCTGCCCATCCCAGTAGGAGAGGTTAAGGGCAAGGCGCAGATTGGCGAACACGGCCTCATGCATCTCATAGCCGGTCCTGCGCCGAAGATATTCGCCGAGGATCGGCGAGGCCGGCCGCGCCGGTGCGTGCAAGTAGATGCCTCGCGCCTGATTGATTTCCCGCTCGCGCCAGCGGTTTTCCGATTTCTCGGCTTCCCGACTGCGCTCCTCGTTGTCGCGCCTGCGTTGTTCGATCCTCTCGAGTCGCTCCCGGCGCTCTTCCTCCGTTTCGCGCTCTCCATCCTCTGGAACCGGACGCCCAAGGGCGTCGGCGCAAGCCTCAAGAAATCCGGCGCGCGTTGAGACGTTATGGCCATTGGCAAGGGCCATCAGGCTGATGCCGTCACGCCCCTTGCCGCCGCACTGCCGGCAGTTGAATGCGCCAAGCCGGGTGTTGATTGAGAACCGGTCATTGCCGCCGCAGCTTGGGCAGGGGCCGGCATAGTTTCTAACCGTAATAGGAACGTCGCCCTTGTGGCGGATGCCGATCTTTGCTGCGGCCTCGACGACTGTGACCGCGCGCGCTTCTTCAATGAATAGATCAATAGGCGTTGCGGCAGTCATGATGACACCTTCCGCAAAGGCACGCCGTCATAGGCCCGATGATTGGAGAGATCATCCTGCTGTGCGATTCGCACGAGGCCTGCGCGCTGCACAACATCCAGCGCGGTGTCCAATTCAAAGCCATCCGGCGTAATGCCCCACAGCTTCCGATCGATTGCAATAAATGGCGTTCCTGGCGTGATCCCGCGCAGCTGAATAGCGCGCGTGACGTTTCGGAAATTCTCTATCTGCCCGGGCACGAGGCCCCAGGCTTCCGCCGTCTTGGCGCATTGGAAAAGCGAAGGCGCGACGATCAACAGGATGCGCGGGCGCTTCATGATCTTGATCATCATCAGGTCCACCTTTGTGTCAGGACGAGTTTCTGGAGTTCGGGCTGCGGGTGCGGAAGGATGCTTCGATGCTCTTCCGGGGCGTCGGGCACGTCCCCGCGTTTCTTCACCCTGTATCGCTCGATCCATGCGAGGATCCTGTCCCAGTCCTGGTCCGCGAGATAGTCGAGGCCGCCGGACATCCTGCGGTCGCGCCACGCGAGCTCTGCCCCAGTGAGACGCTTGCGGCCGGAAAAGAAGACGCCGAAACACTTCGTTCCCTTGGGTATGGCAAGGATATCCACCGGATCGGACATCAGTCTCAGCCATTTCGGCTTGTCCTCGATCGGGCAGTCCAGCGCCTCGACAATCGCTTTTTCAGGATCGTTGGTAACGATGGTGAGAAAGATCCTGTCAGACATCCTCTACCTCCGTTTCTGGCTCGCATGTCTCGACCTCGAAAAGCCGTTGTTCCATCGGGCGGTCGAGCTCGGCGATGTTGCGCACCGCCTGCCGGAAATACGTATCCTTGATCTCGAATCCGATGCCCTTCCTCCCCATGTCGACGGCCGCATAGACTTCGGAGCCAATCCCGAGGAACGGCGTCATCACCGTTTCACCGGGAGCCGACCAGAGATCGAGGCAACGCTCGATCACGTCGAGCTGCAGCGGCGAGATATGCTGCTCGTCCTTGTGGTCGCGGGCAGATCGGTATTGCAGCGTCCGATACTGGCGGATGTCGGACCATACAGGCGACGCATATCGCTGCCACACTAGGATCGAGCGCCATGTCTCGATCGGCCACGGTTTGAACGTCGGATCCTGGGCGGCTGCCTCGCGGCAATAGCGGGCGTAACCGTCCTGGCTGATGTCCAGTCCCTCGCCATGGAAGACGTCGAACATGCCTGAGATCGGTTCCGCATTGTCACCCGGCTTGCGGAAGGTCACGATATAGTCGGCGAGCCCCATTCCGGAGAGCGACGAGTCCTTCACGACCTGCTTATGCAACAGACGGATCGATTTCGTCCGCTGCTGCGCGGTCACCGGGTCTTTCCAGATGCAGACTTCTGAATGCAGGATCCATCCCGCCGCCTGATAGGCCCGCACGACTTCGCCACGGAAGTCTCGCATGCCGATGAAGCCGTCGCGGTTTTTCGAGGTCGGCAACTGCATGACATGCACCGAATGCAGCCGTCCTGGCTTTGTGACGCGCAGCAGCTCCGGTATCAGAAAACCGTAATGCTGCCAGAAGGCCTCGCCCTCGTTGTTCGAGATGTCCCGGTCGTGATTGGAAAACTTGTAGAGCCCTTCGAAGGGTGGGGAGTGAATGCCGAAATGCACACTGGCATCCGGAAGCGCCTTGATTAGCTCACAGCAATCGCCCTGATAGATCGCATACCGGTCATTCACGACCTGGTCGACGGCCCTCGTCTCAACGGAGACTTCGCCGGAAACGGCCGCCTCCTCTTTCTTCGCAGCACCTTTCTTTGTCTTCGACGTCGGCTTCACGCTGCTTCTCCTATCCAGTTCGGAATCGTCATTGGCTGTTCGGGCTGGTAATCGGGCACGTCGCGGGAAAGGCCACGCACCGCTTCGGAGGAAAGGTCTGCCATGTGGCGGACCATGGCTTCCGCCATCCGCTCGGCGTCAGCATCTTTGCGGCGGAAATTCTGCACCACGTTGCCTTCGCGCTCGTCGGATATGAAATGCGCGTTGACCGGCTTTGTCTGACCGAAGCGCCAGAAACGGCGGATCGCCTGGTAGATCTGCTCCCAGCTGTCGTTCATCCCGACAAAACCGGTATCGCAGCAGTGCTGCCAGTTCATGCCGAAGCCGGCGATGGACGGCTTCGTGATGAGATCCTTTATGCGGCCATCGCTGAACGCCTTGAGCTTGCGTTCCTTCTCGCCGTCGCTGTCAGATCCGGAAAGATTGACGGCGCCGGGGATGGCGCGCGCCAGCTGCTCGGCCTCGCTGTTGAGATTGCACCACCATACGAATGGCCGGTCGGCAGGTGTGAGCGAGGCGGCGAGCCTAACGCGATCCTCGATGCTCTCGCGACGGACTGCCAGGCGCTCGGAAAGCGAGCGCGCCGGCATGGGAAAGAGGAAGCCGGTTTCGAAGCTCGGGCGATAGTCCGCCTGCACCACGTGGTTATGGTAGCGGAGCGGCGGCAGGTTGTATCCGTCGTCGGAATAACCGAGATCGGAGGGCTTGCGCAGCATCACGGCCCACGACGCCATCCATCGCCAGAACTCGTCCTCGGCATGGCCTTTCAGCCGCCACTTGCGCGTGTCGCCGCCGTCGTGAACGAAGAAGGTGGCGAGCATGTCGGTATAGCGCATGACGCCAAGGAATTCGGCATGGTTACCGAGCTCCATGAAGTCGTTGGGAGCTGGCGTCGCAGTTGCCGCCAGCCGGAAGGGGATGCATGCGCATTCGGCAATCAGCCGCGTGCGATAGTGCCCATCAACATTCTTGAGGATCGAGCTCTCGTCGAGCGCCACCCCGCCAAAATCTGATAGGTCGAAGTGATCGAGCTTTTGGTAATTACTGATGTCGATCGCCTGCTCGCCGCGCGCGGAAACAACCTGTGCGCTGATCCCGAACCTGCCGGCCTCGCCGAGATGCTGGTGGCTGACGGCAAGCGGGGCAAGCAACAGGACCGGCTTGCCGGTGAACAGTGAGACCTTGTGGGACCAGACCAGTTCCATCAGCGTCTTGCCCAGGCCCGTCCCGGCGAAAATCGCCGCGCGGCCGCGCCGGAGCGCCCATCTGGTGATATCTCGCTGATGCGAGAAAAGAAACTCGGGCAGCTCGATCGTTCCGGATATTCCGGTTGCGGGATCCTTGATCCGCTTGTTTTCGAGGAATGTTTCGTAATCCATCAATCCAGGCTCCTCGTCATGACCTGTCGGTGGACGTCGCAATAGCCGCGCAGATCATTCGTTTTGATGCCACAGCAAGGCGTCGCCGGACCCGACTTCACATCCATGCGCTCAAGGGGAAATCGGCATTGATTCTGATGAAGGTCGACGAAGGCCACCGGATTTGCACCATCCACCTGAAACCGGCTCAGGTCGTACCGAGGCAGGGTGTCTGGTTCACGCGCCCATCGTGGAAAGACTGGTGGCGCGCTCTTGATCCTTCCGACCATGTCGCTCTTTGGTCTCGCCTCACGAGCTGGCTTTGCCCTGATCGATTGCCGCTTCGCGGCAACTGCGAAACGGTCTTCGCGGCTCATGGTCTTAGATCTGGTCGGTACACGCTTCTTAAAAAGGTCGCGATTTCGATGCGCGACGCCGAGGACGGAGCTACGGGAAACGTGGAATTGTCTGCCTATGGCGGACGCAGAAAGGCCTTGCTCCCACAATTTGGCTGCTGCGGCGATGTTGTCGTCGGACCAAATGAAGTCTCCGCTTTTCATCCGCGCCTCCGAAATCTGGTAGGCGCATGAGGATCCCGGAAACAGATTTGTCCCTCGACCTGCAACATCGCGTCACGGTCGGTGTAGTGTTTGTCGAACCACGCTTCGACCTGGTTTTCGCTACGGAAACTCTCAAAAGCCAGGCCTGCCATGATGTAGGCCTTGCTGTTGCGACGATCCATCCGAACCTCAATACGATCGGTGCGGGCCTCAATCGATGCGACCTTCCCCATCAACGAGCCCTCACTTTGTCCAGGACGGATTTGAGTGCAGCCATCACCTCGTCGATCTCGCGCGTAATGTCGCGTTCATCGCGACCGTCGATCGAGCCGTCGGCAATTGCTGTAGTGATGGCGCGCACCACGTCTGCCGCTTCATTGGCGATGTGCAAGGCGTCGACCGCGCTTAAACCACCGGATTGCGGTGATGCACTTGCGCTATCCAGGAGCACGAGCTTGTAGCCCTGCATTTCCGCCATCGTGGAGAGGATGATCGGAGACCCCGCCTCCATGTCCGCCTCGACGGCGACATCGATTGGCATGAACGTCTCAGCATTCTCCTCATTCGGAGAACCGTATTTGGAGAGGTTACCGGCCTTGATGCGGGTCACGCGGGAAAACGCGTCACCTCCGCCAGCCATATCGACCGAGCGACGGGTTGCTGCTTTGAGCGTCAGTGCCTGTTTGTCGGAAATAGTGCGCAAGAGATCCTCCTCGAAAAATCAAGGAAATTTTTCGACATCCAATTTCAGTGAATTGCCGACCGGTCCGGCCTACGGTGTGTCCATCACATCACGGGGGACCGCATGACATTCGAGACCACTTCATCCTGCCGCCTGCCTTTCAGGGCCGTAGATGTCTGGCCTCAATCGGTGTCTGGAAACCCCCGAAAGTTCTTCAACGGCAAGCACGCGCGTTGGTGGAACCTGATCCCACTGCAGAACCGCGGCAGGGGTAATGCCTAGCCGTCTCGCCAATTCGCTGGCGCTTCCCACAGCCGATATGGCTTCATCAAGAGCGAGAGTGTTCGTCGTCATGCCGAGATATAAGCATAACTTAGAATATCAAACAAGTGATAATTGCGTAGACGCTGAAGCAGCCACTGGGCCATTTATAAGCATGGCTAAAAATGAGCTCAGAGAAAAAGTCGGCACGGCAATCCAGACGGCCCGAAAGCGGCGGGGACTGGTGCAGCGCAACCTCGCCGACCCTCTCGGAACAACCGTCGCAGCGGTGGGAATGTGGGAAAGCGGAAAAAATCTACCTAGTACCGAAAACCTTATAAGGACCGCCGAGATTTTGCGCGTGGATCCAGCAGCGCTTGGTCGCGGCGAAGTAATCTACCTCGATGACGTCGGTCTTGCGGACGCGGAAGTGATAAGCGACCCAGGCCCTCCGCCCTCAGGCCCCATGGACGTTAAGGTGATGGGGGTTACCTATGGCGGAGATGACGGCGACTTTACCTTCAATGGCGAGATCGCAGGATATGTGCGGCGACCGGCCGGGATTTCCACAATTCCCAATGTGTTTGCCTTGCATGTCCTCAGTGACAGCATGGTGCCCAGATATGACCCCGGCGAGGTTATCTATTGCGGCGGTCGGGACCCTGTCCCAGGGGATCACGTGGTTATCGAGACCTTCCCCGATCAAGAAGGGCATGTCGGCAAGTCCTTCATAAAGAAACTTGCCAGGAGGACTGGCAGAGAAATAATCGTGCAGCAATACAACCCGCCGATGGAACTAACTTTTGACCGGTACGCGGTCAAAAACCTATGGCGCGTGATCCCGCTGAAAGAGCTGATTGGTTTCTGAGGACTGCCGTCTCCGCTCTCTGACGATCAATATCCTTGGCGAAGAAAGCTTGAACGGAAACATTCTTTCCCGGCAAACCATCTCCTGTGCAGGATGAGCACGTCAACTTTTGCGCTACGCGGGCGAGTGGTGTGTGCAGGCTGATCCTGCCGCGTACTAGTTGCGTGGGTATCAACCATCGATTTCTTCCGCAGTCGCCACACTCAATGCCTAGTCTGTTTGCATCGCCAAGCAAGACCTCTTCACTCATGCCTTCACTCGCTTTGTTCTCTTTAAGTTCTCATAATTGATTCTTTTTTCCCAGGAGTCGAGTCCCAACGTTCAAGCGGGGCTTATAATTTTCGCTTGTTACGATATGTAATTTCTGCTTATATCAATTGCATCCCGATCCAAGGAGATGCAACGATGATCCGTTTCGAGCCTATCCCCCAACCAAAACTCTGCGTGCAGCCCAGCATCATTCGTTCGCTTGAAGAGCGCATGGCAGATGACATGCGAGAACTCGCCTTTTCCGGTCGCCCGGTCAACGAAACGACATTGATGGAGTGCGGATGGACGAAGCCGACCATCAAGCGTCTCTCGCTGGCTGCCACGGAGATCGCACGCCGCAAGTCGACGAGGCAGATTTCCGTGCGGGAGCTTGCCTGATGGACAAATCGGCACTCTTCACCGATCGGGACACAGAGCGTCACGCTGATCCGGCGCTGATGGAACTGCTTGTCGAACGTGTCGCCATTTGGAACCGTCCTCTCGCGTACCTTCTCTCAGCCGCGGTATTTTTCGCCATCGGCTTCTTCGGCGCGGCGCAGGTGTAGTGATGACGCTTGCGATTTCCACCACAATTCCACGCCTCGCAAACAAGACCGTCTGGTCCTTCAATGACGACGGCACGGTTATGGATCTTGCCGCTCCCGATCCGAGAATGGTTCGCTTCGATGAGATGGCGCGCCGTCTCGCTGGTATCCGACGGTTCAATGGCCGTGGAATTCCAGTCGCGCAGCATTCCGTCATGGGAGCACAGGCGATCATCAACGAGGGCGGCACATCGATGGATGCCGCTTTCTTTCTTCTGCACGACGGTCACGAATACGTGCTTGGCGACATCGTCAGACCGGCCGAGGATTTGCTTGCGGGAATTCTCGGCACGATCGCCGTCCGGGAAGCTGTGAAGCTAGCAAAGTCCCAATGGGACGAGGCGATCTACACCGCCGCACGCCTCATTCCCCCGTCGCTTTGGACCATGAAGCACCGCAAACTTATCAAGAGCATGGATGACCGCATGTGTCGCGCGGAAGCCATGGCATTTTTCGGTGCTGCGGCCGCCCGCCAATTCCCCGACATGCCTATTCCAAAGACGACCGGAGCATTTCGCTGCTGGGGCGAGGCAAAGGCGGAGGAAACATTCCTTGAGATGGCCAGATCTCTGATCGGCCGTGACAACATTGAGGCGCAGCACGCAATCGCCGCCTCCGCAAGGAGGCGCTGATGTCAGGGTATCTCAATAAGGTCCAGCTGATCGGCAATCTCGGCGCCGATCCGGAAATCCGCCGCACGCAGGACGGCCGGCCGATCGCCAACATGCGGATCGCCACGAGCGAGAGCTGGCGCGACAAGAATACCGGCGAGAAAAAAACGAGGACGGAATGGCACACCGTCGTCGTCTTCAGCGAAGGCCTCTGCAAGGTCGTCGAGCAGTATGTGAACAAGGGCGACAAGATCTTCATCGAAGGTCAGCTCGCCACCCGCAAATGGCAGGACCAGAGCGGCCAAGATCGCTGGTCGACGGAAATCGTCCTGCAGGGCTTCGATGCCAAGCTCATTATGCTGTCAGGATCATCAGGATCCGGATATCGCGCCGGCGGCGATGGCGCAGGCGACTATGGCTACGACGGCGATCGAGCCTCCGGATCATCCTCCCGTCAACAATCTTCGTCATCGACCGGCAATTTTAGCCGAGATCTCGATGACGACATTCCGTTCTGAGGTTTGCCATGACCGCCGTCATCAAGGATGTCACGATCGATTTCCAGAAGCCTCAACAGCGGGTCCTTCGGGACTGGCTTGCGTCGCTTCCGGAAGGAACACCTCCCCTGCCGCCACTGACCATCAGGGTATCTCACAACGTCGAGATCGATGATCTCGGTGAAGACGAGGTCGAGGAATGGTACGAAAAGCGCAATCCCTCTGCCTCCGGCAACTGGATCGAGCGCTGCTATCGTCACATCGCCATGGGCGAGAACGACGAAGCTCTCGACCTCATCTACAGGGAGGCGCCTGACGGGCTTGCCCCCCCGTCCACGGAAAAGCGCACGGCCGATCGGCTCAAGGCTCCGGAGATCCCCGCCCATGCTGAAAACTGAAAAACCCGCCCTGCTGGCGGCGCTCTCGGCCGTCATCGAGGCCGTCAAGGCGAACAGCCAGAACCCAGTTATGTCGGATGTCCTGATCGAGAAGGCCGGCGACGGCATCTCGGTGACCGGCGGCAATCTGGATATCGAGATCCGCAGCACCTGCGATGCGGCACTGACGGATGATTTCCGGGATTTCACCTGCCCAGCGCATCGACTGGTCGACATCGTCAAGAACGCTCCGGAGGCCGCGATCACAATCGAGCTGATCGACGAAGGCCGCCAGGTGCAAGTTCGCTCCGGCCGCTCGAAGCTGAAGCTGCCAGCGATGGCCGCGGCGGATTACCCGAAACTCAACGTCGCGCGGCTGCAGCATTCCGTCAGCCTGTCGTCGGAAATCCTCGCCAAAGCCCTTTCCGGCGTCGCCTTTGCCGCCGAGACGAGCGACGCAAGGCCGCATCTTTGCGGCGTTCATGTACGGCCGATGAAGGAAGGCATGGACGTCGTCGCCACCAACGGCCGCATCGTCGCAAAACGGATGATCGAGGCAATCGCCTTCGACGAGGACATTTCGGCGCTTCCATCGATCACCATTCCGAACAAGGCAGTCCGGCCGATCGAGAACCTGCTTTCGAACGGAGACGACGTCGAGATGCAGTTCTCGAAGCAGATGATCGTCTTCACGGTGGGCCGCACCACGCTGACGACAAAGCTCGTCGAGGGCATCTATCCCGATTACCGGAAGATACTGCCGGCCGCCGATTCGGTGACGTCGAAGTTCAGCGGCGCGGCCCTTGGCGGCGCTGTCACGCGCGTGCTGATCGCAACGCCGGATGCCGGTTATGGCATGAGCTTCAAATTCTCGTCCGCATCCCTTTCGCTTTCCGCGCGCGACATGAAGGCGGGCGAAGGTGAGGACGAGGTTCCGATCGAAGCGGATGGCGAGATCACGACCGGCTTTAATGGCCGTTTTGTCCTGTCCGCGCTTGCTCATCTCGACGAGGACAAGCTGGAACTGACGGTAGGCCAGGACGCCGCGCCGGCCAGGCTGCGCGCCCATGGCGACGAGCACAATTACATCATCCTAATGCCGACCAGAGTGAGGGCCGCGTGATGACTGATAACCTTGTCGAGTATTTCGAGCGACAGATTGCATGGTCACGGGAGACATTCGGCCCCGCGCTGCGCACCAAGGGCGTCATCGATCACATCCGCAAGGAGCTGAATGAGATCGAGCAGAACCCGCACGATCTTTCGGAGTGGGTGGACGTCGTCATCCTTGCCATGGACGGCTTCTGGCGTCACGGCGGCAAGGCATCTGACATTCTTCTCGCGCTTGTCGCCAAGCAGGAGAAGAACATGGCGCGCGCCTGGCCGGACTGGCGAATCATGTCGGAAGACAGTGCGATTGAGCACGACCGCACAAGGGACATCTCCCCACCACCCGAGTCTCATTTGGTGGGTGAAGTATGGCGCGATGGCCTAGGCAGGGTAACACCGAAGCCTGCCCACGCCGACGCGGTCTTGGAGGACATGGGTTTCACCCCCGCACCCGCATCTCATGTGCGGGCAACCGACAGCTTCGGCAATGATCTGGTTGAGCGGGAGCTTGTGTCGATCGTGCTGCGCATGTCCCGGCATCTGCAAGCCGTGGAAACTCCGGCCGCAAAGAAGCTGAATGCGGGCGCGCTAGACTATCTCCGACGTAAAGGGCTTATGCCCTCTCCGTTGAGAGGGGAGGATACCGTCGTGCAATCCGCAGTGGAGGGCTCGACGGATGGGTGACCGCTATGAACACGGCTGGCGCACCATGCCGGACGGCAGCCGCATTGCCCTCACGGAGCAAGAGGCCAAGGATATTCACACCGCGCTTGTCGAGATGAAGACGGCGCGCGCGCAGAAACTACCGACTGCGGTCGACGCTCTCAACGCGATATCCGAGGCCATTGCCAGGCTCCGGGAACTCGGCTGGAACCAGATCAGCCCACGAGATGGCGAGGAAAAGGCCATGCTGCAGTTCTCGTCAACGGGCATGTGGCACGCATTTCGGCATGGCGAGTACATCCATTGCGAGGACTACGTCTACGGTCCAGGCGACAAAAACCTCATGTTCAAGCCAATCGACCAACTCACGGATGATGAGCGCGAGCGCATCGCGTACTGCATCGAAACGAGGCAAACTTACCTATGAGCTTCCAGAACAAAAAGAACATCTACACCTGCGAAGTCTGCCACGACCACGTCGTGACGGTCGATATCGACGAAGGCGTGACGCCCTTCATGATCGACTGCAAATGCACGCCGGGCTGCAAGGGCATGATGAAGTCCAGCATGTACCGCGTGTTCGATCAGTCCATGAAAGCCGGCTGGGAGTGGTATCGTCCGACCGACGTTTCCGGCCTGTCGCGATGGTCTCTGGATCATGTGTCGAAAGGCGGCCTTATCCTGCGTCAGGTGCCACCACCCCAACCGAATTTGGTGGGTGAAGTATGGCGCGATGGTCTAGGCAGGGTAACACCGAAGCCCGCCCACGCCGACGCGGTCTTGGAGGACATGGGTTTCACCCCCGCACCCGCATCTCATTTGGTGGGTGAAGTATGGCGCGATGGCCTAGGCAGGGTAACACCGAAGCCTGCCCACGCCGACGCGGTCTTGGAGGACATGGGTTTCACCCCCGCACCCGCATCTCATAGCAAGGCGAGCGAGATCATTGCGGCTATCCGCCACCAGCTGGAAATCAACGTCCAAATTGCTGAACAGAACAGCCCCGAGGGTCCGATCGTAGACGGCAAGCGCGTGAAGGGGCTTACCCACTCACAGGATATTCTTGCTCAGCACATCCGCGACCATCTGAGCGAACTAGAATTGGTCATCGCCACCCCCGCACCGCAGGAACATGTGCGGGGATGCGACGATGGTGTGATCGCTTCCAAGGAGCGCCTTGAAGTCTGCCGAGCATGGGCGGAATTAGCGGCAGAGAATGATCGACTTCGAGAAAAAATAGAGGGTTGGAAACCGCAGCGCTGGATGGGTCCGGAGCAACTAAGTAGGCAGCGCGACGACACCCACGAAGAGGCGATGACGACTATCCTCAGCGCCGCAGGTGTTTGCACGCTCTCTTATGAGGAGGTGGCCGTCGGCTACGCCAGGGCGCGCGGCTTCATCCGAGACGATGCCGAAATGATGTGTGACCCGGTAAAGGAGGCCAGCAATGGTTGAGGATTTTAACGTGTCTTTGGCCGGTCGCATCGCATCGGCTCGAAAGGTTTCAGGGAAAACACAGCAGCAGATCGCGGACGCGCTATCGATCCACGTCAACCAGTACCAGCGTCTCGAAGCGGGGAAGCACCGCGTCAGCGCCTATGACCTCACGCGCATTGCAGCCGCCATCGGAATTTCTGCCGGTGATTTGCTTACCGGCCCGCCAGCGCCGCAGAACCATGGGCTCGGCATGCGAGAGCCGTTGGATCAGGACATTCCAGACGCGGACAAAGCCTTATTGCAGCGTCTTGCCGAGACGCACCCCGACGATATCGCCGTTGAGGCATTCTCTATCGCAATGAAGGCAAAGCTTGCCAAAAAGCGTAACGAAGGTCGTGGCGGCTGGCAGGACAAGACGCTGTGCAGCGCTGAATACCTGTCGCATCTCCTCCGCGAGCACGTTGAAAAGGGCGATCCGATCGATGTCGCCAACCTCGCGATGATGCTCCATCAGCGTGGCGAGCGCATCACCCCATCGCCCTCGACGCATGTGGTGGGGGAGCTAGTCGAGTATCAGGCCTCAAAATCGAAGCAAACCCCATGATCCCTGACGGCTGGTGGGTAGTCTTCTACCACGAGACCGTGATCGGCGTGATCAAGAAGGAACGCCGAGACTTCCTCGCCAAGTTCGGACTGAGTGTTCAACTGCCGGCGAAAACAACCAAGATCATGGTCGACGAGGTAGAGTACGCGCGCATCCGCGCAAGTCTCAAGGAGGCTTGCAGCCAATGAGCCGGCGCGACAGCATCCGCGAAAAGATCATGACGCGCGTCCGGATCGACGAGCAGACCGGCTGCTGGATCTGGACAGGCCCAACTTCTGGCGCGACGGGTCGTGGAGCCGGTTACCCGCGCATGTCCCTTGGGGGGGCAGACCGTAGCGGTGCACCTGGTCATGTGGACCAACGAGCACGGCTACATTCCTGGCAAGAAAGAAATCGACCACTACTGCCGCAACCGTCTCTGCTTTCGTCCCGACCCAGAGCACCTGCAGCTCGTCACCCGCAAGCGCAATATCCTGCGCCAATGGGAAGCGCGCAAAGCGGCGATGGCTTGTGAGGAGGTTTGAAGGTTGAAACCGCTCCGCGTCGAAATCCTCCCCACCTCTCTTCCGCCACTTGGCATCAACCGGGAACAGGCAGCCGCCCTGGTCGGTATCAGCACATCGCTTTTCGACAAAGCGGTGACTGCCGGCACCATGCCGAAGCCTCGCATGATTGGCGAACGGCAAGTTTATGACGTTGGGGAGCTAGTTGAGGCATTTAGGAAGCTTCCTCATAAAGGCGGCGAAGATCTGGTACTTGACGCTCGCGCCTCCGAAGACAATCCTTGGGACTGATGAGCAAGATGTATCCGAAGCTTCCCAAAGGCGTGACGCTCGATCGCGATTGGCGAACGAAGGAGCCGCGTTTTTATTTTCGTGCTGCCGGCCGCCCAAAGGTGCGCCTAACTGAGGAGCCGGGAAGCGTGGCCTTCGAAAATGAAGTTGCCTGCGCTCGGTTGGGCGTCCCGTATGTGAGGCCCGGAGAGAAGCCCAAGCCGGAGCCCTTGATCCGCGCTCCGAACGAGGGAACGCTTGATTGGTTGGTAATGAAGTACAAGGCGCGGGCTGGCAATACGATGGCGCCGGATCAACTCGCCCGTCGTGCACGCCTTCTCGAAAAGGTTTGTAATAGCCTGACCCCAAAAAAGAAGAATAGGCGGGGAGATCTGCCAGTCGACAAGATCGAGCGGAAGCACATCTTGGAGATCCGCGACGAGCTGGCGCAGACAGCTGGGGCTCAGGACAATCTCGTGAAGTACATTTCGGCAATGTTCGGATGGGCAATCGAAAATGACCTGGTGAAGATCAATCCGGCCCTGCGCATCAAAAAGGTTGGCGGGGGAACCGGTTTCCATACCTGGACCGTCGACGAGGTGAAGCAGTTCGAGGCAAAGCATCCGCCAGGAACCAAGGCGCACTTGATGCTTAGTATGGCCCTTTTTACCGGCCTGCGCCTTCAGGAGCTTGCCATCATGGGTCGCCAGCACGTTCGCGATGGTTGGCTGACGATTCGCCCAGGTAAGACCTCGAAATCGAGCGGCGTAACCGTGCAGATTCCAATCCTCCCGGAGTTGCAGAAGAGGCTTGATGATCAGCCTGCCAAACAGATGACCTATCTCGTCACTGAGTACGGCAAGCCGTTCACCGTCAATGGGCTCGGGAACAAGATGCGCGACTGGTGCGACGATGCGGGGCTGTTCCATTGCTCCACGCACGGCCTGCGAAAAGCAGGAGCGACGATCGCGGCGGAGAACGGTGCGACTGACGATGAACTGATGGCTATCTTCGGATGGACGACAAAGAAGCAGACCACGCTCTATACGAAGCAGGCCAACCGGAAAAAGCTCGCAGCCGGCGCCATCCATAAACTTCGGTCAGAACAAACTAGCAATGAAAATTGTCCCACGCCCCAAGGGGTCGTAAAAAGTGGGACAAAAAGCGGGAAAAAACCAAGCAAAAACAATGCTTGAAAAATGGAATGGTGCCCAGAAGAGGTGACCCGTAAGTGTGCGATTTCAGTCACTTAGAGTTCTGCGGGACAAACACGACCTCACCACAATCATTATGCTATTTGCCGCGATTGTCCCACAGCTACCGCTTGACTGCTGCCCCAATCTGCGCTTCGCTTGGACATGGCCGACATACCTTCCCCACCTGTTCCGCCCGGCGACGAGAACCGCCACCTACACTGTCAGATGGCCGTTGAAGTGCCCATGCAGGACATCATCGAGAATGCGGTTCAGGCAGGATGGGAGGAGACGGAAGTGCTGACGGCGATAATCGAGGTTGCTGACAACCTGATGCTGGCGCACGGGGAGAATGCCGAGCTGGACGCGTTGCTGAACGCCGTAAAGCGGAAACCGGAATAAGTATGAGCGGCGAGCCGAAGATATTTGTACTCGATATAGGCCGCCAAAATGCAGATCACGAAATTGGATGCCGCCCGCAGACAGTTGCTGTCTGCCATTCACCTTCAATGGTTCATGCTAGAACCGATCGCCGCCTATCAACTCGCAGGAAACGCAGGCGAGATTTGCGATAAACTTCTGAAGCGTAGCGGCAAGATCCGAATTATTGAGCAGGTGGAGCGGGTCCACGGACTTTCACCTGAAGAAGCAAAGCGGCTTGTGAACAGTGCCCGGAATTTTACGAAACATGCCGACCGCGATCCAGATGGGGTGATGGACGATATCAGATATGAAGACGCTGATGCCGTTATTCTTACTGCCTGCATCGATTACTGCATCATCTCGCGACGCAGTCACTACATCATCGGCATGTTTATCGCGTGGTACGCTGCCATTAACCCGAACAAGACCGGCGACTTCTACTACGAAATGGCGGAGATCTTGTTTCCAAACTTGGCCTCAGCAACGCGCGCAGAACAGGTGCTAGCCGCTCGGTCAGCATTAGCTGAACCGATGTCGCCGAATGTCATGCATGATTTTCGCAATGAATTGACCGACGATTGGCGTTGGTCATCATTACGGAAGGTCGGGCAACCCCTTCGCCTCCCGGAAAGTACCTAGTAATTATCTGAGAGAGTGACTACGTCTCATACAGTATGAAATGGAAGAAGAAATACCGCTGGATGCGGACATGGCCGGAGGATCGCGGCTTGGACGGAAAGTTGCTGGAGGATTATTCGGCCTACGACGGCGAGCAATATGCGGGGAGGATTCGGCTGGACCAGGAGACCTTGAAGAAAGGTCAGTGGCAGTGGTCGGGCAGCTACCCGAAGGGATGGAGCGGCCAACCAATCATGCCGAACCGAGGGCATGCGCCGACGGCGGCCGAAGCGGCGCGCACCGTTGAGGAGTATTGGGACACAATGAAAATGAGGAATGGCATAGGGTAGTCAGTTTGGGGGTATCCACCGCCGGAGAAATGGCCCCATGATTTCCCCAAACCAGAGGAACGCCGTCCCGAAGGCGCCTATACCGACGCCAGCGCCAATCAAGACCATACGTACACCCCAGCCGAGCGTCTTTAACCTGTTCCACTCTTTGAGTGTCGGCTTGATCTCACTTTCCATGAAGCCCGTCAGGCCGGTGATAATGTCGCGCTGCTGTGCTACGGTCGCTCCGGCCGCCACTATTGTCTTTTCAGCTTCGCCGATGCGGTGAGCCTGCTGCTCTATCCTTTCATGGATTCTTTGGCGGCTATCGGAGCTGGAGCGACGATCTGTGTCAAACTCTTCCTCAAAGCGGTCAAGGCGGATTGCAACTGCGTCTACTTTGGCCTCCAGGCGGCCAAGTGCCCGAAGGATATCATCATTGGATGCCACTGCGCTTCCTCTTGACTCTTTTCTAAAGTGAGAACATTTAAAGAACGCGCTTGGCGGCGGCGACAAACTGAGAACGAGGAATTGCCGTGGATATCGCCAAGGAACTAAAGACCGCCATCGCCCATCGCATCGCCTGCATCGAGCGGCCCTATATCAATGGGTTTGCGGGTACGAGCCGGTCAAAACGAAGAACTGCCGGCGACATTCACGCTCTTGCGCGCGCCATCATGAACCGTACCTTCGATCCGTTTTCATTTTACTGGAATATCGGCAACCAAGAGCCGGCCGGCTTCAGCGACATCTACCTAGTGGTCTTCACGACGCTCTTCGACATTGATGACGAAGACGCAAGGCGCTGGTCAAGTAAAACGGAACACGATATCGCCCGACATGAGGCGGCTGCCGACATTAGCCGCGCCCTTGCGCGGAAATTCATCATTGCGAAGCGCGGCGTTATCATGCCGAAAGGGGACGGGACGAGCCCGGGTTTCGGCGATCCGAGCGCATCTCACAGCATCACAGATAGCAGATACGAGGATGAGCGGAGTTGGTAACCCCAGGTGTCTGCAGTTCATCGAATTACATAAGATCAGAAGCGATAATTGATCCCAACCCTTCCAGTATCGATTTTTAGCTTTGCTGAGACATCGGCATCCATTTCCCGCCAGAAATGTTGCCCGTTGAAGTCGTAGTGAACGTACTCAGCCTTTACCGACCAAAAATCAGAAATTGCGTACTCCACGCCAAAGCCGGTTGTCCATCCTCCCACATATTCGGTGTCGCTCAATTTGTCAGGGGAACGAACAGAAAGGGTCTCAACCTGTCCCGCCGCGATTCCGCCGAGTGCGTATAAAAGAACATCATCGAATGCGTAGCCGACCTTGGCTGTTACAGACGTTGTCCATTTTACATCACTCTCGCAAGACCAAGAACGGCCCGGACACCTATCACTGCCGTGAATCGTGCTGTGGGAGAGAGCTACTTCAGCACCGACAAGCCATCGGGAAGATTGCCAATTATATCCGATCTGAGCGCCGACAATCGCGCCAATGCCGTCATGATCAGCACGGCCCCCAGTAGCATGAAAGGCCCAATTAACGTCATTCCATCCGGCTCCGACATTCGCACCTATGTAGCCACCGCCCCAGCTAACATCATCGGCAAATGCATTCGATGCAGTAAGCATCCATGCTACGGCAACAAGCGTCGTCCTCATATCGTCCCCCATCAATCAGAGACAGATTGTTGAAGACGAGCCAGAACCACAACTAAAGATTAGTTAACTAGCAAAACACATAGATGTTGTTGCTCATGCGCAACGACGAGCTATCCGCGGCGAAACCAAGTCTGTGACGCGCTCGGCGGATTTTGGACGGTAGAAAGAAGCTATTGAGAAAGAGGCATCTTCTGGTCATGAGCCAAACATTCCGCCTGCGTCCAGACGCGCGCGCCGCACACACCCGCAGCGAAGTCGTCGATGCCTTCCTGATCGGCCGGCGTCTTTCCTTGAACGCCGACCATTGAAGTACCGACGATGGACCTAACCGCGTGGGATACCTGATCCTTGGACGCACTGACCTGTTGAGTTGAGGTACACGCCGCCGCGCTCACGGCACAGGCGACGCTCAAAGCGAGCCTTGTCAGCTTCATTGGATAGTTCTCCGATTGCCTTGTCTGTTGCCGCCTGCATTGCGGCGCGTTCCGCTACGCGGGCTTTATCTTCCGCGTCGGGGATCCACGAATAGAGCGCGATAAGGGAGACGACGGCCGACGCGATGACCGCGCCCGCCACCAGTCCCGCGCCAATCTTGAGCCAGTCCAGCAGGCCAAACATTAGATGATCTCTTCGACCTGCTTTGCGACGGCCCTACGATCGGCATTCTTGCGCCAGTAGAGGAACGCTGCGGCGAGCCCGAGAGAGGCCAGGATGAGCGCGAGGTTCTGCCACGGAATACCACCAACGGAAGCAAGCGCCGAAGTGAGGCCGCCGCTCGTCACGGCCGGCACGATCACCTCCTTCGATTTCCACCAGGGAGCCTCAAGGCTTGGCGGCGTGACCGCCACGGGAACCGGCTTTTCCTCCGTAACCGGCGCGGCCCTGACCACAGCCTTGGGAGCTTCAGCCGGCGCGAGATCCGAGAGCATCATATGGATGGCCGATCGGGTTTTCGGGCCATCGTCGCCGTCGAGGTTGCCATCATAGCGACCGAGGCCCTTGGCGGCCTTCTGAAACGGGAGGATCTCGGTCGGTCCGAAGCCGAGAACCACGAGGCCGAGCCGGGTGTAGTCGTCGAGACGGTCGGCATAACCGTTCAAGCCACCATTGATGCGACGGGTGAGCATCTCCAGGTCGCCCCGGTCGGCATATCGGTTGAGCGACCGTCGGTCCGGGTTTCCTTCATCCCAATACCAGATTGCCGACAGCCCCTCCCACGGATCGGTGTTGATCAAGTCAGGATTGGAAACGAAGTCCGGAGGCGAAAAACTCTTCGCCATGCACCACGCGTAGAACCGCCGGATATTGTCCCCGCCTGTGAGCTGGATCGGACCGCGGCCCCTGTTCTTGAAGCCGTCGCCGTCCTTTTCCGGCGTGTTGCCGAGATCGGTTCGCGTATCGTAGCGCTGTTGCGCAGGCGTTGGACCCCACAGTTCCCGATCATACCGAAAACTCCCGCTCTCGTGCATGAGCTGCGAGAGAAACGCCACCTCCCGATGCGGAAGGTTCAGACCGACACCAGCACCGAACTTGTCGAGCGCCATGATTACGGAGTTCATATTCTTCTCATCGACGCGCGCCTTTGCGGCCGCGCGCACTTGTGCGGCGGTGATCATCTAACGGTCCTTTTTGAAATCGTGGCTAGGCAGCCGGCCAGTAGCTATCGTCGGCGAAATCTGCCGGGATGGGATCGAGCGCCTTCAGCGCCCAGCTCGCCGCATAAAGCGCCGAGACATATTCGGATGATTGTTGCCAGAGCGACATGACCTGAAGCGGCGCCAACTCGTGGTCGACGTTGTCGCCGTCGCGGAACAAGGTGACGGTCGACGTGTCACCGGTCGAGATCCGCAGCTGCGCGGCAAGCGCCAGGTTGGTGAGGTTGCGAGCATCCTCATCTCGGCCGGTCACATGAATGCCGTCGATCACCTTGCCGGCGACGATGCGACGGGTTCTTTCGGCATTGATGGCATCGCAAAGCGATTGCTTTGCCGTCGCGGCCTTCTGTTCGGCCGTGATGATCTTGGCGGGATCAGGCGTCCACATCGGCAGGCTCCTCCAATACCGGTTCTTCAGTCTCGTCTTCCGGAGGCGGCGGATCGAAAGGAATGGCAAGCTCGCCATCCGGGGGATTGATCAATGGCGCCGGGAACGCGACAGCCGGCGAAGGACTCGGACCGTGCGGCAGGATGAGGGTGATATGTATTTCGCCGCCGATCCGCTCCACCGGACCGGTTATCCATTCGCACGGCACCTCGCCGGCCGGGATCGTTGCACCGTCCGGGAGGGAGATGAAGCTGAACAGCTCGCCGTTGATGCGGAGCTTGTCGCCGTCCTTGATGACGGTCAGGCCGCCTTCGCGGCGTTGGGGCGTAAACGAGATATGCATGGCGGCGCCTCCTTAGAACCAGCGGCCGACGGCAGTTAGCCGAACGGTCCGGGTATCGCCCGATGAATAGGGCACACCGCTGCCCGTGAGATACCGCGGCGTCATGCCCGAAGCCGTAATCGAACTAGGGACGAAGACCCCGGCGCGACTGTTTGCGCCGCCGCTAAGAGTGGTGATCGCGTCGGCCCATCCGTAGCCGTTATTGGCAAAAGCCGCAGGCCACGTCATGGCAGAGCCCTGCAGCGCTGTTGCGCCGGTATAAGGGACTTCAATGGCCGCCGAGACGCAAATCTGCGTCCCGTCCGCGAATCGCACATATTCTCCGTTGGCATTGCTTCCCCGCTCGATCACCGCGCCGGTTGGTACGCCACCGGACTGTGAGACTGTCCCCAGCAGCTCCTCGGAATTGCAGACCCATGCGCCCCAGACGTTCGAGACCTTGCGTCTCATCCAGCGTTGGTTCGAGGCAGTGCCACGCCAATAGAACTGAATTGCTGTCGTCGAGCTATCGTATTGCAGATGCAAGATAGTGCCGAACACGGCGACCGGGATGCCGTTGGCGCCCCCGCCACATCCGTAAAAGCCAGTCTGCACAAGGGTGTTCGCATCCGTCGTCTGCGAAACCGCATTTCGCAACCGGGAGGGCAGTTGGTTGTTGGGTATCTCGCCGAGAGTGCCGTATGCGGTGGCGCCATCGGTATCATCCAACAACGTCCGCATGAACGCCGTCAGGGTCGCGAGACCCATCGTGCCGGCGCCGGTGAAGTATGGCAGCTTGTCGGCTGCCCCAAGAAGGCCAGACAGCGCTGTCAGATTGCCGGCACCGAGCATCTCTACCAGCTGGCGCGCCTGTGCTGTCACGCGTGAGCCGTCGCCCTGATAGCGCAAACGGTAGGCAGAGCCGGCGAGCGCAGCGCCTCTAATGCCGGTGGCATAGAGCGTCAATGACGTGTTGGAATTGACGCTCTGGATGATGCCATGCCAGCCGGGCGCAAAGAATTCATCACCCTCCTGGAATCCTGCCGTCAGCCAGGCGGTGCCCACGCCGGTCACGTCCGTGCCACCTGCCGAGACCGTCACCGTTCCGGCGGTATAATCACTCAGCAGTGCCATCGGTAACTCCCTTGGCAAGCTCCTGCTTGAGAGCGTCGAGCTCGGATTTCAGTTGATCGCGCTCGCTGGCTGTCTGCGCCAGAGATTGGGCGAGGAAGCAGTTGCGCTGCTTCAGGAACTCGTGTTGCACTTCGAGTTCGCGATAGGCGATTTCGGGATTGATGTTCATGGTTGCCTCATGAGGGTATGCCGAGGATGTAGTAGCGAATACCCACGATCGGATCGGGCGGGTAGTCGTACTGCCAG